ATCATCCTCGCAGTCAATAGAACCCCAGCCTGCTGTTGGCTCACAACGCTTACCAAATTCGCTAGTCCTATCTTTCGGGTTGCTTGCCGCAAATATCTTGATTCTACCTTTTGCACCTTCTGTATCCGCCGCTGACAAGATGTTCTGCAATCCTTCCCAAACACCAGCAGGGACTTCTTCCGCTTCGTCCAACACAACATGAGTCCTAGACATCCTGCCCCATTTCGGGTGGGATTTCCCACTTCTTGGGCTAGGATGGAAACCACGGAGAGTTCCCGTTCCGCTATCGCCTTTGGGAACTGCCACAAGATGAATTCCGTTCTTTGAATCGTTATTGGCTTGAATACTTTTTACAAGCGTCTCACTTCCTTCAAATTCCGGCCTAACTAATGCAGTAGTGTAGAATTTCTTAATAGCTGCAAATACATTTCGTTGTGCGTGTTCGGCAGTCAATGACACAACTTTAATACAAGTATAGTGAGGATCACGCATCCAATCCAACAAGAACCATGCCGCCGCGCCGAATGTTTTACCCATCGCTCCCGCGCCTTGGATCAGCAATTTATCGTGATCGAACAAACATCTCCATGTGTTTTGACTGGACATTGGCCTCCAATCATAAACTTGTGGCCCCCAGAGAATAGTAGCGGCAGCTTCAAACTGGTCTGCATCCAGCAAGCTCTGGACATAAGACTGCACAACTTCTTTTGACTTCGGAATGTCCAACTCGACCTTACCTTTAACAATTCCAGCGTTAAGAATGATATGCTTTGCCGCATAGACAATTCCTACATCTTCATCCTTGTCAGCCTCTTCCCTAATCTCCTCGGCTAACTTGATAACCCTATTGACGCTTCCGCCAATCATGTCAACTCTGGCAAATTCCTTTCTTGCTTAAATCGAAGCAAGACATTCCAAACCTGTTCAAGCGTATCGTCGCAACCTTTAACTCGGCGATTAGTTTTCTTTCCATCATCGTCGTAACTTTCTACATTAAACTCTTTAAACTCGCCAGAGTCATAACGCAGTTTGCTTCTGATCTCGTTTTCCAAGTCGCTAATGACTAACAATGCATCAAGTCCAGACAACGCATAAGCATGGTCGTCTTGTTCTTCGGGTAGCGAAAATTCTAAAATAGCCCTCATATGTTTTTATTTATCCATTCTGCAACTCGTTTAGCTTGTGGTGTTTCTTCTTTTATTATCTGATCGTAACAAACATCTCCGTATGACTTAAATATCTGGACATTATTTACTAACCATCCCATATGGTATCCAGAACGCATGAAGTCAATGAAATTCTGCGTTGCTTCTCTATCAACGACAAAGTTTAACTTACCAAATTTATGTTCCCAATACTCTTTTGGTTGGCAATTGATATGACCATGACCACCTTGGCCGGGAACTGCCGCTGAGAAGATAATCGTCGGAGCCAACTCTGTTAGCTTCTCTACAACATAATCCGCTTCATACGGATCAATATGCTCTGCTACTTCTAGGCAGATAGCCAAATCATACTTTCCATCCTCATCAAACATCGACTTGATTGTTTCTGGACAACGCTTGTCTGGATCAATGCCAATAACATCGTGACCTAATTCACGCAATGCTTGGACATAAATCCCCGGCCCACAACCTACATCAATTATTTTCATAGGTTAGTAAAAAATAAGCTACGCAGTAAACCATCACTCCAACAACAATGTAATTCATGGATTTTCTGGCGGAATCCTGAAATGGAATTTACGAGGTATCGGCAATTCGCCAACCGGAGGTCTAAATACAGAAATCAAATGACCACAAAACTCAACAATATCAATCTTTGCATCATTCTTTATTATGTAATTTGAAAAATCAACACAGTATTGTATTCTATTTTCAAGAACTGCGTTTTCAAATTTCAACTGATCTATTTTTTTATTTTTCATATATTCATGGGTAGTTCTTTATTGAGGAAAACAAGCCATTGCCTTCTGCATACCAGCCTTTGCCTTCGTAGACATCCAGCACATCGCTGAAATATTTCTCATACATCGGCGCGACTTTCTCCAGACTGAAGTTCATTCCCCATTTCCTGCAATCTTTAGGGTCAATCTCATCAATATTATTGATAGCATCCACAAAGTCACCCATCGTCCGACACCGAAAGCCTGTGATGCCATGAAGGTTGTTTTCCGTAAAGCTACCCCAGTCTGTCGTAATCGTTGGCGTTCCACATAGTAGATTCTCAACCTGAACCCCTCCGAATGGTTCAATATACTGGCTAGGAACAAAGCTAGCTTTTGCATTAGCCATTAGCTTCTTTCTTTTCTCCACATCGGCATATCCAACATATTCCACATGGTCTGGCAATTTATACCCTTCTTCTTTCTGACCTGCGATAACTAGTTTCACCCCTGCCCTCTCTGTGGCTTGGATCGCTACATCAACGCCCTTCCCGCTGTAGACCCTGCCTAGATACAGAAAGTAGTCATCCTTGTGAGGATTAAACTCAAAGTCATCCACATCGAAATAATTCGGGATGACAACATCATACCAGTCTTGCCGACAATTTCCAACAGCCTGTAAGCCGTAATAAGCATGGTAAATCGCGTAACTCTCCCAGACCTTCCACCTTGCCCAATGTCCTCCTGCATACCCAATGCCCGGCTCAACGCAAATCATGTCAGGATGTGCGTCACAGATAGGACGAACACCTGAACCCCAGAAGGGCAGAATGAAATCATTCTTTAGCTTTCGCTTTCCTACCTCTTCAATCGCGTTCTTGAAAAAGGTCTGATAAGCGTGATCCTGCATATTGAACTTGAAGAATGTCTTTCTCCAATCATGCGAACCATAGCTTTTCTGGAAGTCATCATTCGTCAACACTGGCACATTCTCCGTGCATATCAAATCCGAATCCTCATGGCCGTAGTGAATGACTTCATGTCCTCGCTCGACCATCATCTTGCCGAATTTTACAACCTTTTGAGTATATGCACAGGCATTGAACTCTTTTGATGTGACTGTATGGGGAAGCGAAAGCGCGTGAAATCTCATAACCTAATCAATTCTATTCCGAAATCAATTGCAAGCGTTATGCTCGTGATGTCTCTGTCGTAAATATCTCGATAAATCACAGTCTTGATTCCATAGGATGCAATGGAACGCAAGCAATCATTGCAGGGCAACAATGTCACGGCAATCGTCGAACATTCATCTGGCTTCACATAACGCAAAGCATTCTGCTCGGCATGGACGATGTAGAGCCTTCGCTTGTCTCTATCAACCCAATCCTCACGCATTCCAGCGGGAAAGCCATTGTAGCCAATTCCTGCCACTGTATTATCATGGCGAAGCAAACAAGCTCCGACTTGCTTCCACGGGTCTTTGCTTTTCTTCGCGGCTATCGTCGCCAACTCTAACGCATACTCATTCCAGTTCATTTCGCCATCTCTGCCGATTTATTTATTCAATGCAATTCAATTCGACATCTTCGCCGATTAAAGTTCAAATGCTCTCAACTCTCCGGGGATGTCATCGGGAAATCTAATGCCATCCATTTGCGCCTTGTGAAACTCTTCTATTTCTATCGCGTCTCTCAACTCATCGCGGAGGAATGCAAGTGCCGTTTCGTAGCTGTCGAATGTCGCACGCTCCGTTTCGTGCAAATATCCTCGATGTTCCACGATGAAAACTGGCTCGTTTCCATAGCTCCATTTCGTTTCAATCGTCCAATGGCAATCTCGATCCTTGTGATGCTCTGGGCCGATTAGGTTGTAGTATTTTGCACCCAGCTCTGTGATTTGCTTTTCAGTCTTCATAGTCTAAAACCTCTTTGCTATTCGTTTCTATCATGTGCAAAGCATGGTTTAATTCGTGATGAAAATGTTCCTCTGTGAAGTCACGCTGATTCAGTCGAAAGATGCAAGCCGATACAACGCGCAAAAGTCTAGCATATGTGAAAGCGGCGGCGATTCCGGCAATGGTCGCGTCTGAATAGCTTGAATAAATCGGCGCACCCTCATCGTCTATCTCGTCGCTTCCATTGTTTTGAATCAGTCCCATGAGCCAGCCAGCATACAAATCGAGCGATTGAATGAAGTCATTCGGGTCGATTGAATGTTCCTCGATGTCTAACTGGGCTTCAATGTCCCGCTGTCCGTCTGCGAACCCTTCCCAATATTGTTGAGACTTGTCACTCATTGGCAACTTTCGCATTCTTCATCGTCCACATTGCAAGCACGAGGAACAATCTCATTGAAATCGTCGTCGGGTTCTTTCTCTGCCTTTACTTCGCTCCCGTGGTCTTTGTCTGCTCGTTGGATCGCGGCAGCGTCTGAATAGCTTTTCCCGTATCGGATGGAAAGCTTCGAAGTATTCGCGGCAATCGCGCTTTCAATGTCCACGCCAATCGAGTCCAGCATTCCCGAAATGTAAAAAAGCAAGTCTCCACACTCTTCGACAATGTTGGCAATGTCTAGCGGCTTGCGGTAGATCGTGGCCTTCTTTACTGCATCTAGCAACTCGCCCGCCTCGCCACTGATTCCCACGGCCATATGTAGGCGGTGACAATCTTCGGGAGTTAGCTCCTCGGCAATCACACTGCCGGGCTTGCATAAGTTTCGGACAAATTCTCTGTGCGTTTCGTATTCCATAGCCTCCCCCCTTATCATGGTTTTTTTCTACCGCAATCTGTTTTTTCAGCGAGGAAAAGCTCTAGCGTGCGGATTCCCTTTTCTAGCTCGTCAATGGCTTCTTCGCGGCTCCTTAGTGCTTCCAGCAGGGTCTTGATGAAAAGGGCGGAGTTTTCGGCGGTAGGGTTCTTTTCGTATGCGTGTGAAAGGATTTCCAGTTCGGTCTTAGTTTTTTTGGACATAGGGCGGGAGATGATGCCCGAAAAGCTTGGCGAGTCAATCGCGGGCTTCCTACGCTCTGCAATGGCTTGTTTTACCTATCGGGAAAAACTAGGCTAATCCGTGAAAGGTTCGGAGGGTTTATTACCTAGCGGGAAAATGCGCTAACCTGTCAAAATATGACAGAATGAAGCGAAAACCTGCGTTGAGATTGTGTCTCTTTATCTATTCAGATTCCACTATCTCGGCCTCTATCGGCTCGGCGTCTTGAATCCTAGCAATGGGGGCGGATAGTTCTTTCAGTGAGTCACGCGTGTCACGCTCTGGAACGGCAAAGCTGATCTTGAAATTCTGCTGAGAATTAGACTCAACCTCTATTTTGTCACCATACTTCTTTGGTGCTAACTTGGAAGCTGTCCATTTTAGAGCGTCGATGCGTAACCTTCCAATCTGCGCGTCATGAGAATTAAACGCCTCCGTCATTACCATGTCGGCGAAGGTATCGGCCTGCTTTGATCTCGCACGAGCGTAGTCTTGAAAGAAATCGGGATGATTGTCGAGCCATTTGTATACTGTGGGAATGCTTGGCACATCTGGAAGCTGACAGATTGCGTTTAAAGTCATGCCCGATTCTATCATGTCGCAAATATGTTTTGCGGTATCTTGATCAAATGGGATTTCTGGCGCACCTAGTTTTTTAGTCTCTGACATATTTTTTGAGGCTATGCGTGATTTTGTGCTTGCCAAGTCTTTTTTTAGCTGTTTAGAATAGCTGCGCCAGCAGCAGGCAATGAGAAGGTTTCTCATTTGGCGTCTGTCTTCGCATTAAAATTCATCCGCATTCAATCTAATCCAGATTAGATTTCGCTCCGAAAGTTGGCATGATAATTAATTCGTGAAGTTATCAGAATGGCATGGAAAATGTATCTGGCAAATTGATGGCAAAACTCCCCAGCCTCTAACGGGCGGGAGTTTGCAAAATTGATTCCGAAAATCACAGGTTCGGATTTTCCGCAAATGTTTGGAGAAGATTTTTTCATGAATTGAAACGCCCGCAGAGCCGCATCCAGTGCGGTTCCGTGGGCTAGTCAATAAAATAAATGCGTGGGCGAGAAAATATTTTTTCACTTTTTTCTTGGTGTTCGCGTGAGTTTGCACGAGTCTCTTTTTCGTGATCAGCGACAACCGCTGAGAGCAAAAAACTCAAACGAAAAACCAATCAAATGACAATCCGACCAGTCCGAAACAAAATCACAGGCGACCGCTTCCTGATCATTAACGAACGCGAGAGAATGCCGATTGCCTTCGCTTCCCTTTGCTGTGACACTCGCATCTCTGGTTTCCAAATCAAATGCACAGAGTGCGGCGAACTCTATCCAGTCCGCCAACTGAACGAGCTTGGCTATTGTGATATTTGCTCAACCGCTGATATTGAATCCTGCAACGCCTAACCTTCCCCGTTCCCCTCAGAACAAACCAAAAAGAAAAACCAAATCCAAATGAATACCACCATCACAAACGACAACGCAAAAATCGAAGCCCTCGCCTCTTTCCTTGGATGCGAGATTGAGGAACTGAATCAAACTAAATGGGGCCACTATGGTCTTGATTCTTTCGAGCTAGGTTCGCGGGAATATGCAATTGGCACGGATTCCGAAGCTGATGCGGCTTGCGCGGAATATATCCGTGATACAGTGTGGGCTTTCAATTCCGAGTTTATCGTTTCGGAATGTGGCCTTCCTTATCAACTCGCCGAAGTTTTCCAGCCGTTCCAGCATGATAAATGCGAAAGCGCAAACGATGCCTTGCTTGGCCTAGTCAATGCAACTTGCGGGATTGAATCCTTTACTGAATCCGCAATCTCTGCCGATGGTCGCGGCCATTTCCTTTCCTCTTATGATGGCGAGGAAAACGAGGCGGGTGATTTCTACATCTATCGCGTGAACTGATGCGAACCTTTTTGATCCATAAGCAAAAACCTTTTCAAACCATGACACGCGAAACTCTAAAAGAAATCCCATCAGTTTACCTTTCCCGAAACTCTGAGGGTTGGTCTTTAATAAAAGACGGGATGCCATTGTGCGCCGTTACCACGCGAGAGAATGCCGAAAGCGTAGCCTCTCGTTTTAAACTCTCCCTGCCCTCTGTTTATTGGCAAGGGGAACAAGGTCAATTCGTTTCCATTTAATCCCATGCAAACCTTACCAGCCTCATCAATCGAGTTTTTACCAGTCGGCGAGATTGTTGATCTTTATGACTTAGGAAGTCTTTCAGAATTTGAATTTGTGAACCTATTGGAAAAGCGTTGGACATTCTTAGATAAAAAAATAAGAACATGCACAACGGGGAATTCATCTTGGAATGATTTGCAGCTCTGGAAATCTGAAAGGCACGAAATTTACGAAATTTATGAAACTCTAGAAAAGATTCCTGTTTAATAATATGCAAACCATAATCTTGCAATCTAAAGACGGGCGATTTTTTCGCCGAATTGATGACGATGGCGGCTTTTATCAGAAAACCCTTGGAATGCCATGGGAAAAGCATGATCCCGAAACCATATCAGAAAAAGACAAACCCAAATATATTGAAACCCTCACCAAAAAACTAGGATGGAAAATCGCCAAATGAAAACCTTCAACACTAATCGCCTACGCAATCATTTCCGCGACACTATGCAAGAAGGTCTTGCGCCAATCTCAGACGCTGATTTCTCCCGCATCGTTCGGGCTTTTCAATACTTAACTCAAAGAATTACCAGAAAATGAACATCACAAGCCACACGCCCGGCCCTTGGGTTCACACGAAAAATGATCCTCGCCTTTGCATTAAAGGCATGGAAAAGCTCCATTGCGTTTCAAGGCGAAGGGAGGAATTTGCCGACATTGTTTTAGAGACTATTGCCGAAAACATTTCAGAACATGATGCGCCACTGATTGCGGCAGCGCCGGATCTTCTGCACGCTTTGAATCTTCTTTTGGATAAATTGAATGCTCACGGGATAAAAAACAAGCATCTATTTGATGCGATAGAAAATGCAGAAAGTGCAATTTCAAAAGCGAAAGGTTACAAATGAAATCAGAAAACCAAAAACGCAAAAGCAGGTTTGCCAAGCTTAAAAGAACATCACAAGAAATGCAAGACGCCTTGCAAGCCATCTGTGACTCATTCGGAGATCAAGACTCTCTTTTGATTGATCAATGCAAAGCGGCACTTGCCAAGGCGAAAGGAGAAGCATGAACCTCCCTTCATGCCATCAAGACAACCCCTTGCATTCTAAATGGATCGCAAGGGTTCAGGAACTCGAAAACGAGGGACTTGATACCAGTGACGCGCAAGGGATCGCAGACATGGAATTTGAACCAATAAAGAAGCCATAATAATGCCACGCGCCCGAAACATTCAAGAAATCCTTCAAGAGCAAAGGGAGGAACGAGACCGCGAGCGGATGGCCGCTTTCCTTCTCAAATTATTCTTTGCCCATATAATAATCGTCACCATCTATTTTTACCTCATCAAATGAAATACATAATGACAGAAAAGAAAAATCCCCTTGCGATTCATGGAATTTTTCATTCCAAGGCAAGCGGGGAAAAGTTTTTGCGTGAGGTTGTGCCGGACTATGTGCGGCGCGGCTTTTATATGGATAAAACTCTAACAGAAAATGATTTTGAAATAAAGGAGCATAATAATGAATAAATATCTACTGATTGAAATGCGCGATCTCTTGGAGTTCCTAGTAAAGCAAGCGCGCCGCCACGATCTTGATGAGGTCAAAATCGCACGCCCTCGCGCTGTAGAACTGGCCAGAAAATGCCGTGAGGCATTGAAGGGGGTGAAAGCATGAGTGCCACAGAGAAGCAATTTCAAACCTGTTTACCGCCCGAAGCCTACATTCGGATATGTAAAGCGGCCAATAATGACGCGCCACCAAAGTTCAAGAGTTCAGTCTATCCCCCAAAACAAACCAAAACAAAACCCAATAAATAATATAAATATGCAAAATCAAATCGTAGTTCATAATCAGTCAGTTCAAGATATAACAGCGATGGCGCAAGCCATAACCAAGTCGGGCCTTTTCGGAATCAAGACACCTGATCAAGCCGTTGCCCTTATGCTAGTGGCGCAAAGTGAAGGCAGGCATCCCGCTAGCGTTGCAAGCGAGTTCGACATAATCCAAGGGCGACCCGCCCTTAAATCACAAGCCGCCCTTGCACGATTCCAAGCGGCTGGCGGGAAGATTCAATGGACATCAAGGGGTCCGACTAAATGCGCTGCAAAGTTTAGCCATCCTCAAGGCGGAGATTTGGAAATCACTTGGACGATGGATCGCGCAAACGCTGCCGGATTAACTGGCAAACAGACTTGGAAACAATACCCCGACCAAATGCTCTCTGCCCGTGTAGTGGCGGAGGGTGTTCGTGCGGTATTCCCTGCCTGTCTCAATGGCATTTACTTGGCCGAGGAAGTTCAAGACTTCGACACTAAGCCAAGGCCATCCAAGGAGGTTGTCGAACTCGTTCAGGAGGCTCCTAGCGCGAAAGAAGTGCCATCCTTGCCAGAGCCTCCTGCTAATAATGTCGAGTCAGCTAATAATGCGGAAATCCAAGGGGAGATTGTCGAAGGTGAAATCTCATGGGAAGCTAATTGGTGGACTCCCGAAGTTGCGGCAACCCTCGCAGATGTGCCAGAGGTTAATGCGTTCCTAGTCAAGAAGGGTAAAATTCAAGAAGGTCAGACTTGGAAGGACATTGAGGATGCCACATACCGCAAGAACATCGTCGGAAAGTTGGCAAAGTTTGTGGAAGCCGTAGAGAAAGGAACTAAATAATGGAAAGCGTGCGTTATTCCGTCCGCCCTCAAGACGAACCACAAGACAATCCACAAGAACCACAAAATGAAAATCAATAATACAATAACATTCAACGGGGAGCGAACTAGCGTTTCATCATCTGGAAATGTGGAGAAATTCCATTTCACAATCGTATCATCACGCCGAGATGGTGATGGTGACAGCTATATCTACGAAGGAACTTCAACTCGTTACTCAGACTAAATGAATCCAGACCAAGCTCTCTTTATTATGTGTGCGGGATTTGAGATTTCAAAGATACTCATTCCAGCAGTAATAATCGGATACATCACACTTAAACTTAATTAATAATGATAACAAGATATACATTGGAAATGGATTGCGGTGTAACAGTTCAAGCTCAATTTAATGTAAAAAGTGGTTCATTTAAGTGCAAGTGGACTCCTGAACCTCCTTTTACTGAAAAAATGGTTGAACTAATTAAAAAAGAATATGTTCCATGGAGAGATGAAATTTTCAATGAATGGATTAAAGAAATTACTGTAAAAATATGATTAGACATTCACTATTACCCAAGCTCGCTGAGTGTCCTTGCTATGAGTCCAAGCAAGGCGAAGCAGGCCCAGCGGCGCAACGAGGAACCAAGCTAGATGGACGATTCCGCGAGGCATTGTCCACAGGTGAACTCAACGAAGTTGATCTGCCTAAGGATGACATCAAGGCTCTGAAATGGGCGCTAAAGGAAGTCCGAAAGATTGCAGGAAAGAATCCTATAATATCGGATGAGGCACTTCTAAAGGTTCAAACCCCCGGCATTGAACATGAAGGAACAGAAGATGTTCGCATTCCAGACATTCAGACTAGCCTAGATTTGAAAACGGGAATCCAGCGGAGTTACTACGCACAAATGGGGGCATACGCTTGGGGTAACATGGAGGCGCACTTCTGCGAGGAGTGGACTTGCTACCTTGTGTTCTGCGATCAAAAGGAAATCGTAGAGCATCACTTCACGCTTCACCAAGCCAAGAATGTCGTTAATGGCATTCTGGATGCCTACCACGATCCAGAGCGTTTGCCTCAGCCGTGTCAGTATTGTAGCTGGTGTGCCAAAAAAGACTCATGCCCCATGGTTGTCCAGCCAGTCCAAGAGGCTCACGCTATAATGGAGTCAGCCAACCTTGCAGTGTTGCGTGATGAAATCGCCAACGATCCAGCTAGACACGCTCGATTCCTTGAAATCAACAAGGTATTTGAGTCTGAGCTAGTCAAGCCACTCAAGGATTTAGCCAAGAAAAAGCTAGAGTCTGGCGATTATCTGCCGGGGTTCAAGCTATCCAGTGTCAAGGGATCAGAGTATTTTGACAGGGTTTCCATCGTCCGCGCGGCTATTCGCGGCAAGTGGTCAATGG